TCCAATACTTGGCTCTTGGTGCTAGTGCGCCCTCCTCAATCTCTCTGGACAGCGAGTAGTTCAGGACACGTTGCGGGTCTAGCAACTTCTCAACCACACCCCAGTATATGGTTTTGTTCTCGACAATCTTGAAGTTACCGTAGACAGGTATAATCGGCACTCGGTCAAAGATCGTATCCTGCTTCTCTTCCAGCCAATCGGTTTGGTCAAAGAACCGTGAGCAGACCTTGGTTCTGAACGCCTTGCGTCTTCGCACCTCTTCGATGCCCATTGCCGCCATTTCATCTTTGATTTTCTCAAAGTCATCATCAATAGAGTAGACAGCGCCGTTGCTCATCAGCACCAACTCAGATGCCTCCTGCTCAACGTAAAACAACTGACCCACTACAATGACCTGACCCTTGTCGTAATAAGCGTCACCCTCTCTGTCAATTGAGACAGATGCCTGTGAGCCTTCTGGGTATCTCTTGATGTACTCCTGCGTTGACATAGCATGAAGCAAAAAAGCGTACTGAGCGTCTGACTTATCTTGTAGGTATGACGCTGGATCAAACCAGACCCTGTCGATAAAGTTGGCAATTGGCTCAATAACCAAGTCCTGATCAAACGACTGCGGGTCAGCGTACTTGTGAGAGATCATCCAGCCATCGTAGCCAGCAGTAGCCATGCCACGGCCAGCGTTGATGTAGATGTCCTTGGCTCGACTCATGGCCTCAATGTTACGCACCAAGCCGTCAATGATCATGGCAGTGTCTTTGGATGCCGGTCCAGACATCGGGCTGACCTTGATGTCAAAGTCTGCCTGCTCGATCTCAGCAGTCACCTGATCGACAATAGGGTTGACCATGTCGAACGTATACCTTGGCTTGCCGACATTGTTCGTCCACCAGTAGGGTTCCCACTGTCCGTCACGCTTATCGCAGAACAGATGCGCTTCTCTGGCCTTCTCACGGTTATCGTGATCAGCCTCCTGAGCTGCTGTCATCAGGTTTAGAATTGTCTGGTGGCTGGTGTAGTCAACCAGGTATTCGCCATTTTCATCAGTTGTATATGCCATCATGCCCACCCTTTAAATTTGATCTGCTTGACCGCTTCCAGCTTAGGCTTAGGTCTAAACATCGACATCATTAGCGCATCACCCATGTTAGGAGACGGTATCTCGTATGGCTTCTTCGCCATCTCGATCTTACTCATGATCTGTATCTTACCAGTATTTGTACGTTTTAGCGGTATCCGACACACTTCTGAGCGTAGCTGGTCCAGTTTTTCAATACTCGATGACAGTGAGATCATCTCATCTGGATTTATGTACTCGCCCTTGCTGACAGCCCTGTGCGTTGCCTCGAACCTGTCTCGCAGCCTCCAGTAGTACTGTGCGCGTTTGTTGGCAAAGGTCTCGCGGTTGCTCTTGGCTCTTTGGCTACCACCATCTGAATACGGTTGGTCAGCGTCCTCTGGCGACTCTGATCCCTTGTACATGACGTAATCTATTTTCTTGTTTTCCAGTGCGGCATCAACTTGTCGTTTGAGCGATACGCCCAATCCATCACAGTCCCAAACAAAGTAATCAGCCCTGTCGCGCAGTGCCAGGTCTAAAGCCCAGTCCATGCCCTCTGCTGACTCGCCTGTGACCATCTCGCTGACATTGAGTACTACGTTACCATGTCTGACCGCATAGCCCTTAGAGTCGCCACCAGTGTCACTAGGATCGTGACTGGCAATAACTGCCCCCTCTGCCTTCCAGCCCAGCTTGATGTGGGAGTCGATGGCCGACTCAAACCAATCCACTGGAATGATGGTGTCCTCAACCTCATCGTAGAACTCACCGAGCCAGATGTGCCTGTATAAAGCTGTCGTTAGGTTAGCCTGGTCGTATGCTCTCTCTTGCTCAAGCACTGCTGGGAAAAACGGATTGTCGTTGTAGTTAATCCAGATGATCAGGTGTAGATCATCCTCATAGTAATGGTTAGACCTAAGCTCTTTCTCAAACGGCTTAATAAACCGTTGGCTGAATGGGTCAGCAATTGATCTTGGGTTTGCAGTCATCCAGATTTCAGAATCATCTGAGCGCAGCGTTGGTGTCAGAGCCTTAAGAGAGTCAGCAGAGATTGTCTGTGCCTCTTCTACCCAGAATCGTTTAAACCCATGCATCGACTTGATGCCTTCTGGGTTTCGTGCCAGACCTCGAAACTTGAATGCGTCTTGGTTGTTATGCAAGATGGCGTTTGACTGTACAGTGAAACCGTTTAGCTCCAGCCTCTGTATCTCTCCTGTTAGCAGTGAGAGTACCGAGTCATCAATGGTCATCTGGTATTCACGGAAGCAGGCTGTCTTGATGCCTCTGGTCTGAGCATCCATTAGGCAGATGTCGCCAACCGATTGGCTTTTGCCTGAGCCTCTTCCACCAATGAGAATCTTGAACCGCTTAGGCTTGTTGATCAGAGGTAGTAGCTTACGAGGAAGCGTCACTTCTGGCATCGACAACCCTCACTGTCCACTCGGTTTTGATGGCTCCACCGTCTGCGCCTGTTAGCTCTTGCTGGATACGCTCTGAGTAACCATGCTTGGTCAGTATCAGCTTGGCAATCGTTGGGTTTAGGTCACCAGTTAAACTGCCATTGAGCAGTTTTCTTTCCTGCGCCCTGAGACATTGTGCAACGATGTAAGAAAATTCAGGCTTTGATGGGTCGTTTGCCCAGTCATGCACGGTCTCTCTGGTTATTTTTAACTCAATGGCAAGCCCTGCCATTTGCGGTATGACATCACCACACTGTAGGTAACCACCGTCAACATAGGCTTGTGCCTTTACCAAGATGTCATCAGTGTATTTGCTAGGTCTGCCTGCTGGCATTACTCGTACCGCGCTGCTTTTGGCTTGGACTTCTTAGCCACGTTCAGGGCTATTGCAACTGCCTGCTTCTGTGGCTTGCCAGCGGCCATCTCTGTCTTGATGTTCTTGCTGACCGTTTTCTTACCGTAACCCTTTTTCATTGGCATACATTACCCCTATTAAAAAACGCCCCATGTTTCAGAGGCGATAAAGGAACCACACACACAACAGGAAACGCCAGTCGGATTCTGGCTTCTTAAGTATCTACTAATCTGGCTTTTGAGTCTACCCTTTAAAATATTTGCTTGCTTTGCTTGCTTTGTGTGCTACATTACTGATTCCGGCATTTTAATTAATCAACCAGAGGTAGTTATGCAACACACACACGATCAAGAAAGATACCCAACAACATTTAGAATATCTGATGGGCTAAGAAAGCGTCTTGCTGAGGCCGCGCATATCAAACGCACCACAAAAAACCAGTTTGTAGTTGATGCACTTGAAGCCGCTGCTAATGAAGCAATTAAAAGCGAGCAAAAATAATGGATATTGGCAAGATTTACATCCTAACAAATGAAAGCCTACCTAACCAATATAAAATTGGTCGAACAATAAAGGATATGAAAACAAGGATTTATGGTTATTCTTTAATGAAACTGGATCATAAATTTGTATGTATATTTGAAGAACAGCATTTGTTTCATTCAATTCTTGAAAGGTTTATACACGGCGAACTTCTTGAGTCTCGCATACGAGGAGAATATTTTAATTTTCCTGATGATGACTCAGCAATAAATGCGGTTTTAACTTCAATCAACAAGTTTGCCAACATTACTGAAGGTCTGACAGATTTGGAAGAAGTTAAAAAGATTGCCGCACCTAAAAAGAAAAAAACTGATTCTGGAATAACGAGCCTGCGTATGCCTGACGGCCTGCTCAGGCAGTTAACCAAAGCTGCTCACAAGTGTGAGGTCAGCAGGACTGAGTACATCAACCAAGCTCTTCTAGAAGCCGTTAACAAAACACTGGAGCAAAACAAATGACCCGCGCCCAAAAGATCGACCTGCTCTGCTGTATCGCTACCTGTACCCTGTGTGCTGGGATGTTTATCCTCCTGTTCCTTTAATCTGCTGGCTGGCGGGTTTTTAACTCTGCCAGCTTTGCTTTGTACTCTGCCTTGATCTTCTTGGCATCTTCAATCGTAAAACGCGCCTCTGAATTGTCGCACTCAATCCTGTCCATTTCTGCCTGTCCGATCCTGTTCAGCAATTCCCGCCTGTAGCTGATCAGGTTGCCTGACAAGTGGTTATTGCATGTGGCGCACTGTAGCCAGACTTGAGCCTCATCAAAGCGTAGTTGCGGAGCAGCCTTGCGCGTCCTGTAGTGCCCGGCATGATACTGAATATCCTGTTTGTTAGTGCCGCACGAAATGCAACCCAGCCCATGATCTCTTGCCCTGATGTATTGATTGAAGGCTGTCTGAGCCTCTGTCAGCCATTCTGTCTTCGTCTTGATTTTATCCTTGCGAGCCTTTGTTTGTGCTTTGCAAGCTTTCTCGTGCTTTTTTTGTATCGCGAGTTTTCCAAACTCCAGCGCACATTCCTCGCCGCAGCAACCGCGCTTCTGGTAAACAGTCTCTGACTTGGCAAAGCTCGGTATATGTATCTTGCAGGTGCGGCACTTTCTCACTCATCTGCCTCGCAATATACTGAATGCTGTTGCAGCCACGATTGGAACCTGTCCATTGCCAATGGCTTTAAGTCTGTCCACCCTAGCGGAAACATTGCTTTCTACTCTAGGCACGGCATCCTCCCAGCTACCGTCTTGCCAAGCCTCTTTTCCGTAGTGTGCCAAAAGTCGTGACAGTGCT